ATAAGCAAGTCCTGCGCACATACATTCAAAAGCTCTAAATGGAACATCAATGTTTTGTTCTATTCCACTGACTGTAGAAGCTGTAATATCTTCTATTTTTCTCATACGATAATAAGTAAGAGTATAATTAGTATCAGGAGCTGGATAAATTTTAAGTACAGGAGTACTTAATCTTTGTAAATAATATTGTGTAGGTCTAGCTTGAGTAGTTTTATTTGAAATTGCTGCATAGTCATTAAGACCTAGTGCTGTCATTGCATATTCATTTCCATCACTTGTTTGAATGTTTGCATTTATGATATCTACTGTATCATAATCTAAAGTATATTGAATAGTTCCTGTAGTAATAGCTAAAGTTTTATATTCTACAGTCCATTGGTTATAACCTCTGTTAGCCCAATCACTAAACATAATATTCATACTACGTCTAGCTGACCTTACATCATAACCTAAAATAGGATCACCACCTATTCTATCATAGGCTTCTTGTATTACATCATTTACTGTTAAAGTAAAAGTTGAAGTTCCTGATAAAGCCATATTTCTCCATTATGCAAAAAATGCTGTTACACCATTTATAGTTGCTACATTAGCTCCAGCAACTGTAGATGAAACTTGTATACTTGTTTTAAATTTTATACCATCTGCTGGTAAATTAAGTTGTACTGTTGAAGCACCCGCAGCTGCATTACCTGTTTCAATATCAAATACATCTGTTCCACCGTCTTTCCAAGTAAGAACACCAGGAACATCAGTAGGTTCAATAATAAAACCTTTTAATCTCATTGGTCCTCCAAATATAGTAACTGTAGTGGCAACATTTGAAGCTGTATTAGATAATGCTGCTTTATTTTTACTTACAACATTTATGTCTGATCCTGCCATTTATTTCTCCTAAATTAAATTTAATTTTCGTAAGTTTTCATATAATAACCCAACTCTATCAGAATTGACAGAAGGTTTTAAGTAACTATTTATTAATTCTTTTGCTTGAACACTACCCATATCTATTGGTTTTAAATTAATGTTATCAGTAGTTTTAGAATCTAAAGGATTTTTAGGTACCGAAAGTTGTTCTCCACCTCCACTAAAAGTATCAATCACTTTTTCTATACTTTTTAATTTTTTATCTAAATCATCTTCTTTGTTTTCTCTTTTAACATCAAAAACTTCTTTTTCTTTTTCCATAACATCTTTAGTGGAAAGATCAACTAATTCATCATCTCTTTCTCTAAGACGTTCTGCTATTTTTTCATTTAAAGGATCTACTAATTCTGCTTCATCAGTATCAATGTTACTATCACCAAATGATTTAAAAGCATCACCTATTTTTTTAAAATTTTCAAACATATTTTAAATGAGGGCCCGAAGGCCCTCGAATTATTTATTAACTTAAATTAATATTTTGTGCGTAAGTGATAGTTACTATACAAGCACCTGCTGAAGCGTCTTGGTTTGCTCCATTATAAATAAATGCTATTTTAACATCACTCGTTCCAACATCTTTCCAAGTTGAACATAAACCTGTTACACCTAAGGCAACTGGACCTATTGCTGAAATGACTGCGTCATTAACATAAAGATCAGAATTACCTACAATTCCAATATCAAGTAAATCAGTACCTGTATCATTGAAAGCAGTTTCAACATTTATATCAAATGATATTATTTGTGAATTTGCTGGTATCACAGTAGTTGTAGTAACATCTGAACCTTCTTGTCCAAAAGCAATAGAAAATTGCTGTGACATTACAACTTGTCCTGTATTTTTTACATCTGAACCTAAAGTAGTTCCAGTTGTTTCTTTAATTGTTCCAGCCTTAATTGGGCCAGAAAATGTAGTAGTTCCCATAGTCTATCTCCTTATAATAGTCTGCTTTCGCAGTCGTTTGGGTTAGTTTAAAATTACTAGGCGTATTGCTACGCCTAGTAATTGTTTATTATTATGCTACGCCTTCAGATCCGTATACACCTCTCCAGTCTGTAAAACCGAAGCTGTATCTTTCTCTGCACTTGTATCTTAAATTACCAGTTTCAAAATCGCCTTCAACAGCTTTTTTGATTGGTGATCTAACGAAGTGTTTCATTCCATCTGGGCAATCAGTTAGGATAAAATACTGATCAGGGTTAGTAAATCTTTGATTTACTACTACACCTTCAGGTATCATACCCATGTTTCTCATTGCATTGATATCATTGTCAGCAGTACCAGGTCTTAAATTAGACTTGATAATTCTTTCTGCAACGAACACCAATTGAGGTGGAACTGCAAGTTTTCTTCCTGATAACGCAACAGGTATGCTTCTATCATCTACAGCAGTTGAGATTTGAACTAAAAGTGTCTCTAAAGACGTTTCAGATAAATCCGCAGGTGTGCCTAGGATGTTAGATGCAGTACCACCGCCACCAAGTGGGTGAGAGCCGTTCATTAAAGCTACGCCGTCTCCTCCAGTTGAAGTAGTAGTTGCATTATTAAAGATATTTGCACCTTTGATCTCTTTAGTTTGTTGCATTGATCTTGCTAGTGCTCTTGCGTATTTAGCGCCTAGAGAACCGTACAAGCCATCTTCTTCAGCTTCTTCTGTAATCGCAAAAGCTAAAGCGACAGTTTCATGCACATATCTTGAGACAAAGCCTTCTCTGCCAGAATCATAATTGATCATGGCACCTTCTGCTTTAGTTGGTGCAGCACCGAATCCGATCATTTGTACATCTTCTTCGAATGCTTTCATTGATTGCTCTGTAGAATATAATGATCTCCATTGCTCAGGATATCTATCATATTCCATACCAAACACGGTGTTTAAACCTAGATTGAGCTGTTTGGTAAAAAGTGCTCTGTTTAAAGCCATTTTTTAACTCCTATTGTTAAGGTTAAACACCAGCCTGACGAGTACCATATAGAGATAGATTTATTACTACTTCTACTGATGCGTCAGCGCCTGCTGCGTTATTTGGATAATCAATTAATCTTAGTATTCTCAAAACTTTTGCAGTCGTTGCAAGAGTTGCGATATCTAATTCATCAGTTGAATGTCCATAGGTTGAGTTGTACGTTCCAATTGTAACATTAGCTAATTCACCAACATTTGCTGTTGCGAATACGCCGTTAGTTTGGACTGCGTAAGTGATATTTGGATCATCATACACATAAGCTTTAATCGGTTCACCCGATTTTGCTGTTTGTGCATTGTTCCAAACTTTTTTGAATTTAACATCACCGGTGTCATTATCGATGTACTCAACACCATAAAAAACACCGAGAGCTGTACCGCCCGCTGTGCCTCTTATAATTGTTCCATCGGTAGTTAAAGTAACGAGGTCTCCACTTGCAAGATTGGCTGCATAGCCATTTGCAATTGCATATTCATTAGCTCTAATAACACCGCCTGTTAAATGTCTCAATGGTACGAAACCATTTGGTGCATTTACATTCGCCATTTTTATTTACCTTTGTTAGTTGTTAATTGCCGTCCGAACTAACTCTAGATTTAAAAGACCTTTGGATAGGTTGGCCTGGTGTTTCAGCTCTGTTCATGTCCTGTTCAACTGACTGCATTAAATTGTTAGTCATTTGAGCATAGTAATCATTTCTTTGATTAACCATTTCTTCAGGCATTTCACAAAGTACCATTCCTTCTATTCCAATATGCCCAGCGAATTTGCCATGTTCTATCGTTGGAAAATGTTGACCATCTTTGACACTTTTAATGTCTCGAGGCTGCCAACCTTCTCTCAACCGTTTAGCTACATTCGTAGGCGTTTCCTGTCCTAACACCATAGTTGCTACCCATCTCTGAGCGAAACCAGGTCTTGGTTCAGGCGCTTCTAATAAGTTACTCGGTCGCCATTTTGAAACCATTGTAGATTTTTCTACTCTAGTTTCATTGTTTATTTTATTATCTTTGTTCATAATGTCAGGCTCCTTTCTATTGTCCTGTGTCGCTAAAGCTTTTTACTTCTTTAGCAAATCGTTTTAGTGCCACTTCATCGCTGATGTCTATACCAAAAGTTTTAGCAGTTGATAAATCGTCAGAGGTTAGTTTAACTCTATTACCAGTTGTTCCTTTTTTACGAGAAACTCCAGCAACGGGAGATTGCACTCTATTAGTTTTTTGTACCACATTTTCAGCAGCTTTGGAAGTGTTTTCTTCTGACTTACTAAAATAAGTTAGACCACTTGATTTTAGTCTTTTACTCATCTCATCATAGTATCCAGGATCGTGCACATCCCAACCTTCTTCTGTTAATTCAGCATCGATTCCATAAGCCATAGCTGTTTCTTTTCTATAACCAGGTTTATTAAACCATTGTGAATTTTCTTTTACCCAATCGGTGGCTAAAGGCGGAGCTTTTTTTTCAGTTTTTTCTTTTTGAGGTACTCTTGAAGCATAATCTTCTGTTTTAGTCATTTGACTACGAATTTCTGCCATACTTTCATACAATTTTACTTGTTCGTCAGTATTACCTTCTTCAATTGCTGATTTAAGTTGAGTAGAAACACTAGAAAGTTGATTACCTAATGATTTATTAGCTATATCATAAGTTCTTTTTTCCATTGTTGATAATTTTTCTTCTAAATCAACATTCCTTTGTTCTGCTTCTGCTCTTTTAGCTACTTCTTTTTGGATTCTTTTACGAACTTTAACAGAATAAGGCATATCTTCTGAATAAGCTGGAGCTTTTTCAAGTTTAACCTGTCTTTCGTTCTCAAAAGATTTATCTTCATCTTTAGAAGGTTCTTCTTGTTGTTGTTGAAGGTTTTCTAATGGATTTAAAGGTACATTGACCTCTTTCTCCGTTTCAACTTCTTCAAGACTAACTTCTAATTCTTCATTCTTATTTTCTTTTTCGTCTATCATAGTTTCTCCTATGTTGGCATTAACTTCCGTTAATGTATGTTACAGTTGTTGAGTTACTACTTCTGGATTTTCCAAAGTTGCAATAATCTCATCATCATTTAATAACACCATTTTTACTTTTTGTACAGAAACTCTTGCTCCTGCATATCTACCAAAAATAACCCAATCTCCTACTTTACACCAAGGACTTTTTCTATCGCTATAACATTCTGGTCCCATAGCAATTACTTGTCCTACACTATTTAAGTAAGCTTGATTATCTTGTGAAGAATCTGATAAAATTATTCCACCTTTAGTTTTTACTACCGCTCCTCTAGGTCTAAGTAATATTCTATATCCTACTGGTTGTGGTATTTTTTCAGGTGTAGGTATATCATTATCCGTTGCCCATGCTTCATTACTATTCATCTTCTATATCTCCTTTTTTATATTTTTCAATTGTTTCATTTATTATTTGAAATGCTTTATCTAAACCCTGTGCATATCCATAGACACGTTTGAATTCAGATATATTTTCTACACCTTTACCTAATAAATTTTGTGATAGTTCTTGTTTATGATCTTTAATATTTTTCTTAATCGCTTGAATCAGTCGTTCCACTTTTTCCTTTCTTAAAGAAATCTAATGTTTCATTAAAATTTTTTCTTAAACTATTTGAAGCAATAGCAAATAGATGAGGTTTAACTTGTTTAATAGAAATTTTTTTATTTTCTAAAAACTTTTTAGCTTGTCTTACTTCTTCGGGTTTAACTGCCATTAATATCTTTCGTAGCTATCTTATCTTTATTAATACCTTTTTTTATTACATAAGATTGAGTTCCATTAGCTCCAGTTTCAACTTCTTTTTTAAGATTTTTAAATAAAGTCATTTCTTTATATTTTTTTTGAAGACTTTTTTGAAAATTAATTAATACTTTATTGTCTCTCATTAATCTCTCTTATTATCTTCCCTTGCAACTTTACTTGCAATCTCTACTACCTTAGCTTTTGTCTCAGTGTCTTTTCTAGCATTTTGTTTTTCACTTTGTTTAACACCTTCCATAAATCTAGCTTTTCTAATATTTAGTTCTTCTGCTTTTAATTGAAGTTGAGCTTGATCTTTTTGTGATTCCATAGAAGCTTTTTGTTCTTCAGGAGAAGGTGGCATAGATCCCATTAACTGTTGTGCAGCTTGTGCTGCATTAGCTGCTATTCTATTTTCTTCTTCTATACTTATCTCTTTTGATTCTTCATCATCAAGTTCTCTATTAAAATCTCCAGAAGAAACAGGATTGCCTTCAGGAACAGAAGCTTGCATTTGTTGTTGATATAAGAAAGCCATGTGTTGACCCATATGAGCTAACATTGCTGGATATAATCTTTCTTTAGCTTCAGGGTTTCCACCAAATCTAGGATCATTCATAAATTGAGAGTGAACTTGCATATGAGCTTCATGATCTTGATCTTCAAATACTTGAATAGGTTTAGTATTAAGTATAGCCATGTTCTCTGATACGGGATCACGTCTAGGTGTATCTTCATCTTCAATCATTAAATCCATATAATCAGGTATATTAAGAGCTTGTAAAAATCTTTTTGTTGCTTCTTTAACATCTACTATATCAGGAGAAGCTTGTGCTAATTGTAAACCAGTTTGAGCTAAAGCTATTCTTTGAGCTTGAGAAAATATATTAGGATCAGATACGGGAACTACACTAATAGCTTTTGTAAAATCTTTTCTTCTAATTTTTTGACTTCCACCTATTACTTCAAATGAATATTCATCATCTAAATATTCTCCATTTAATTCATAGATTAATTTAAATTCTCTACCTTGAGCTTGGTGTATTCTTTTATGAATAGCAGAAAATACTTTTGATCCTTGTTCTATTAAAGCAACAGTTGTTCCAACTGGACCAGATCCAGCAGAATCACCAATCATCGCATCTGCGATAGAAGCAAAACGTCTTCCTGATTCGGTTAATACTCCAAGTAGTTGAAGTAATGTCGGTGAAGGTTCCTTAAAAGGAAGAGGGATAAAACTTTTTCTAAGATCATCACCATAAGCTTCAACTTCAACCCATTCACCAGGAGAAACAGTAATGTCTCCTCCTTCAATTCTTGCTCCTTTAGCTCTAAAGCCTCCATTGAGGTTAGCAAAGGCAGCTGAATCAAGTAGTGCTCTAAGAGCACCCGTGCTAGCGTGTTGTAGTCCGCCGATCATTTGAATAAGGCCAAAGCCATAAAAGCCTAAACCAGGAAGATATTTATAATGTATAAAATAAGTTCTTTTTCTTCTTAATGTATCTTCTTCTTTCCAATTTCTTCTAATGGATAAAACTTGTTGTGATTCATAATCTATTGTAACAATATAAGGTAAAGCTAGTTCATTTTTATCTTCACCTAAATCTAAATTAGTATGAACTTCTAATATAGTATGAATTTTATCTGCCATACTAGGAGACATTCCTTCTAATCGTTGTAAAGTTTGTTCAACCATATCTCCATCATTATTACTTCCTGATCCGCCAGCTTCTGATTTAGTTAAAGGTATATCTCTGTAGACACCTGATATTTGATATTTTCTAATATCATTTCTTGTTAATTTCATTATCTGTGTATATCTTTCAGCAGTTTCTAAATCTGTATTTTCCATAGAAATTACAAAATCTTCTGCTGGTACAAATTTAGAACAAATTCTATCTAATGTATTATCAAAATA